CTTTACCGCGCGGCGAGCTGCAGCGGCGCTGCGATCGATCGGGGCGCAGGACGTGACCGTCAACATCAACTCCCCGGGCGGCGACATGTTCGAGGGCGTGGCGATCTACAACCTGCTGGCCGAGCATCCGAGCCGCGTGACGGTTAACGTCATGGGGTTGGCGGCGAGCGCGGCTTCGGTGATCGCGATGGCGGGCGACCGCATCGCGATGGGGGTCGGTTCGAGCCTGATGGTTCACAACGCATGGGGCGTCGTGATCGGAAACAAGGCTGATTTCCGCGCCGCCGCCGACATGTTCGACGGGTTCGATTCCTCAATGGTCGATATCTACGAGGCCCGCACCGGGCGGGGGCGCGACGACATCACGGCGCTGATGGACGCCGAAACCTTCCTTTCCGCCGACCGCGCGATCAGCGAGGGCTTTGCCGACGGGATGCTCGCCGGCGATGCCGCGCCGGCATCCGCGCGAAGCGAGGCCGATCGCGGACTGATGGCGCGCCGCCAGACCGAGGCGGCGCTGGCAAAGGCCGGATTTTCCCGCAGCGATCGTCAACGGATGATCGCTGCACTTGGCGCCCCGCGCGATGCAAGCGCCGAACCACCCGCCGCCGCGCGCGATGCAGGCGACATCCATACGGGGCTTCGCACCCTTATCGCGACCTTCACCAACTGAGGTAGCAACACCATGAAGAAGTTTTCCAACACCCGCGTTCGCGGGGTCGTTGCCGCGCGCGCCGATGCGACGCCCGGTTCCATCAACGCCACGCTGGCCGAACTTAACACCGCGTTCGCCCAGTTCCGCGAGGCCAACGACCGCCGCCTGAGCGAGCTTGAGCGCGGGCGCGAGGACGTGGTCACGGCCGAACAGGTCGACCGCATCAACGCCAGCGTCAGCGAGCTGACGGCATCGGTCAACGAACAGCGCGAGCAGATGACCGCGCTGCGCATTGGCGGCGGCGAAGGCAACGCGCCGAGTGCCGAAGTCCGCGCCCACGCGGACGCATTCAACCGCTATTTCCGCCGTGGCGATATTGCCGAGGCTGACCTTCGCGACCTGCAGGTGCGCGCCGCACTGACGTCGCAGAGCGACCCGGACGGCGGTTTCGTCGTGCCGAGCGAGATGGATTCGCAGATCACCCGGGTTCTCTCGACCATTTCGGCAATGCGCCAGGTGGCGCGCGTGGTTTCGACCAGCTCGCGCGATTACTCGGTGCTGGTCAACAAGGGTGGCGCTGCCACCAGCTGGGTCGGCGAGGAAGATTCGCGCGGCACCACGGCAACGCCGCAGCTCGCCGAAATCACGCTTGAGGCAATGGAGCTTTCGGCCAACCCGGGCACGACCCAGCGCCTGCTCGACGATGCTTCGTTCGACGTGGCGGCGTGGCTGGCCGATGAAATCTCGATCGTGTTCGGCGAGGCCGAAGGCGCGGCCTTCATCAGCGGCAACGGTGTGCGGCGCCCGCGCGGCATCCTGTCATACGACACTGTGGCGAACGCGAGCTATGCCTGGGGCAGCCTGGGCTTTGTCGTCACCGGCGCAGCGGCAGCATTCGCCGCGTCGAACCCGATCGACAACGTCATCGACCTGATGATGGCGGCGAAGCCTGGTTACCGCAACAACGGTTCGTTCCTGACTTCGGACGCGGTGATCGCCAAGATTCGCAAGTTCAAGGACACCACCGGCCAGCTGCTGTGGGCGCCGCCCACCGCCGACACGCCGGCGACGATCCTCGGCAAGCCGGTGGTCACCGATGACAACATGCCGGTGGAAGCAGCCAACGCCTTCATCATGGCGTTTGGCGATTTCCGCCGGGGTTACACCATCGTCGACCGGGCGGGCGCGCGGGTGCTGCGCGACCCGTTCACCAACAAACCCTACGTCCAGTTCTACACGACCAAGCGTGTTGGCGGCGGCGTGACCAACTTCGAAGCGATCAAGCTGCTGAAGTGCTCGACCTGATCGAAGCGACGACGGGGCGTTCCTGACGGGACGCCCCACCGCCGGGGCAAGCCTTGCCGCGGCGTGACACCAACAAAGGGAATTCGAGATGCACGACCTTCATTCCTCGACCAGCGTCGCGACGCTGATCGGCGCGGCGGTGCTTGCCGCCGACAACACCCCGGCGGCTGTCGACCTGCGCGGCTTTCAGTCGGCCGAGATCGTTCTGGCGATCGGCGCGGGCGGGATCACCTTCACGGGCACAAACAAGGTGGAATTCGTGCTGACGCACAGCGACGACGATTCGACCTACACGGCGGTGACTGACGCCGACGTGCTGGGGGTTTCCAGCATTTCGAGCGGCATCATCAAGTCGCTGACGGCGGCGCACGCGGCGGCGGCTTCGTACCGCTTCGGTTATCGCGGCAACAAGCGCTACCTCAAGCTGCTCGCCGACTTCAGCGGCACCCACGCCACCGGCACGGCGATCGCCGCAACGGTGGTGCGTGGCAACGCCGAAACCAAGCCCTGCGCGAACCAGGCCTGAGCCAGCGCGAGCGGGTGACGGGGCGGCGGTTCGGGTCGGGGGTTCCCGACCGCCGCCGCCCTGTTTCGTGAGACGGAACCAACCATGCTGTTCGAGCTGCTGCACGCGCCGTTTCCGGCGGGGTATACCGAGGCGTTGCTGCCGCTCGCCTTGTGCAAGCAGCACTTGCACGCGGATTCAGACGTGACGGCCGAGGATGACCTTATCGAGGTGCTGCGCGACGCGGCGATCGATTTTGTCGAGCAGTATTGCGGCTGCTACCTCGGGCCGCGCACCGGGGCGGTGTGGAAGGGTGAGGGCTTTCCGGCGGCCGACGCGACGCCGCTGGTGCTGGGCGTGCGGCAGGTTTCGGCGATCACCGCCGTTGCCTGGCAGGACAGCACCGGCGCGGCGGTGGCGGGGGATGCCGGCGATTTTCGGGTGACGCTGCACGGCGACGTGCTGCCGGCGGTTGGCCAGTCATGGCCCACCGACGTCGGCGGCGCGGTGCAGGTGACGTTCACGGCCGGTTTTGCTGCTGATGCCGCGCCGCCGGCGCTGCTCGGTGCGGCGCGGCTGATGCTTGGCGACTTCTACATGAACCGCGAGGCGATGATTGAGGGGCAGGTGCAAGCCATCGTGCCGTTTGGCGTCGCGCGGCTGTGTTCACCCTATCGCCGGATCGCGATCTGATGCGTCGGGCGCTTCACGCCGCCGATCTCAACCGGCGGGCGACGATCGAGCGGCGGCGGTTGATCGATGACGATTCGGGCGGGCAGGAAGAGGAATGGAGCACCGTGGCCGAGGTGTGGTGCAAGGCCACGCCGATCGCGGGCAAGGAAGCGCTTGTCGCGGGGACGCTGCACGACGCGCAGGGGTGGCGGGTCGAGATGCGGTGGCGCGACGGCCTGACTGCTGCCGATCGCCTCGCCGCGACCTGGCTGCCCGACCGGCACCGGATTTCGATCGAAAGCGTAGCCGACCCGGACGGGATGCGGACGCGACTGGTGATCTTCGGCACCGCTGCGCAGGCGTTCGAACTGGCCGACCCGCCGGGGGCTTCGTGATGGCGCGGCAACGGGTGCAAGGCGTGGCCTCGCTGCGGCGGGTGATCCGGGCGATGCCCGACGCGGTGCGGCAGGAATTCGCCAGCGAGTTCCAGGCGATCGCCAACCGGCTGCTCGGCCGGGCGAAGGCGGAAACGCCCACGCGGACCGGTGCGTTGCGCGCGGCGCTGCGGGCGGTGGTGACGCCGAAGACGCTGATGCTCAAGCTCGGGCTGATCAGCCGGGCGGACAACAGCCGCTACTTTTACGGCTACATCCTCGACGCCGGGCGCAAGGCGAAGACGGTGACGATCAAGCGCGGGCCGCGCGCCGGGGCAGTGATGCGCAGTTCGGCGATCGACAAGAACCGCTACAACTTCGTTTTCGGGCGTCGCCGCGACTTCATGGCGACCGAGCGAGGCAACCTGCGCCGCGCGCTCGATCGGGCGCTGGCGCGGGTAATCCGGGGCTCGGGCAATGACTGACCTGGTCGCCGCATTTGAAAAGGCGGTGTTCGATCGGCTGTGCGCGCGGGTGAGCGATGCGCGGGTGTTCCAGAACGTGCCCGAGCGGCAGGCGCCGCCGGTGGTGATCGTCGGCGATGTCGACTGGGAAGACGAGGGCGAAAAGGACGGGCCGCTGCTGCGGATCACGGTGCAGCTGGTCTCGATCGTGTCCGGGCCTTCGCGCAAGCCGCTCAACGCGCTGCAGGCCAGCGTCCGCGACGCGATCGACCGTTGGACGCCGACGGCGACCACCTCGGTCCTGTTCGGCGAACTGCGGGTGACGACGGCGAGCGGGCAGGAAATCCAGGGCGAGCACGGCCCGGTCTATTTCGGACAGCAATCGGCGACCGCCTGGGTGCAGGCGGCGGACTGACAACCGCCCCGCAGTGGGGCAAGTGGAGTGAAGTGGCATGGCCAAGGAACTGGGCAAGAACTGGCGGATGTACGTCGGCGACGGCGCGACGCCAACCGAGGGTTTCGACGTGATGGGCGGCGAAGGCTCGCTGAGCTGGTCACGCGCGTCGACCGAGATCGACATGACGACGAAGGACGATGGCGTCTACGGGGCGCAGCAGTTCGGCCTGCAGTCGATCAAGTTCGGCGTCTCGGGCAAGCTGTCGCTGCCCGATGACGCAATGAGCCGGATCAACACCGTTGCCAAGTCCGGCACACCCGAGGTCAATATCCAGATCAAGAAGGGCTCGATCGTCAAGTACGCGGGCGAAGTCTCGGTCGGCAATCTCAGCCTCGAGTTCCCGACCGAGGGTGCGGCAACCTACAGCTTCACGCTGGTCGCCAGCGAGACGCCGACGACCGACAACCTCGCGGCGACGTCGTGACCGCCGCGGCCCTGCCCGAACACGAAGCGGCCAACGGCACGCGCGGCGAGATCGCGCTGGCGCTGGGCGAGGATGGCGTCGATTACGTCCTGCGCCCGACGTTCGAGGCGCTGCGGCGGATCGAGGCGGTCACCGGCAAGGGGCTGCTGCGGCTTGCCGAGGAAGCGGCCAACGGGCACCTGACGCTGGCGGAAAGCGCGGCAGTAGCGTGCCAGTGCATCCGCGCCCAGGGCGAGGAAACCGGCGACAAAATGCTCGCC